ACGGCACCGCGATGGATACGACACCAAGATGCGAGTCAAGCACGAAGGCAAGTACTACGGAATAATCGCCATTCGAAAGCTTGACGGCATGGACAGATACATGGAACTCTCAACCCGAGCAGCAGGCGACCTATGATCACCTATGATTTTGAGTTTCAGCAAAGCGAACTTAAGAAGCTGGAAAATCTGGTCGCCCATATCCAGTACGAAGTAACCGACAAAGCCTTGCAGTCAGCAGCCAAGCCAGTGATTGCAAAGGCTCGGGCGATTGCCCCAGACAGTATCAAAAGCAAGTCCCGATTGAAGTGGGGACGAAACAAGACTGAGCACTTTGATCCTACTCGATGGGCAATTCACTCATCGGGGCAGCACATCGGACGAAAGACATTCAAGACTAAATGGGGCGCGATGGTGTTTGTTGGGGCTCAATATTCCGAGGGGATCAAGCAGCAATACAACCACCCGCTATCGGAAAAACGCACGCATTATTACTGGGGTAAGCCAGGGCAGGTCATCAACGCCATCAGCAGATCTGGCAGGCGATACACCTATGCCCGGAAGGCCTCTCGAAGCGGCGAGACCTGGCATTTCCCAAAAGAGCAGTGGTTCATGAAAAAGGCTTATGACGAGACTATTCCGCAACAGATTTCGCGAGCCGTTGCAACGATCGAGCAAGAACTCGAAAGGATCAAAGTCTAATGGCTAAGACACTACAACAAGGCACTGTGACTATTGCGTTACAGGGCACTACATCGGCTTCATACGCTGTTCGCGCAAATCACTGCCTTGTTGCTTTTATCACCCCGGCCGCACTGACCGGGACTGCGTTTACCTTCCAGGCGTCTTTCGACGCCGAGACGTTCACCAACGTCTACAACGCAGGAACGGAATACAGCGTTAGCGTCGGTGCCTCGCGGTTTGTTGCCGTCGACCCCAATGTCTTTCAAGGCGCAAAGTACATCAGGGTTGTCAGCGGTTCCCAGGAGGCAGCGGCACGAACGATCATCATGGTTACTGGCGAACTGTAATGGCAAGTATTGCAAGTGCATTGCGAACGAAGCTTCTTTCCGTGTCGGCGATCTCATCGCTGATCGGTCAGAGGATGTATACAGACTGGATGCCACCAAAGGCAGCCACGCCGTGCATTGTTTACAGCAGGATTTCGACGCTTCGAGACCACTACCTTGCGGATGTGACTCGAAGCGCTCACTCGCGATTTGAGGTCGTGTGCATCGCGGACTCAAGAGCCCAGGCCGACCAAGTGGCTGAGGCGGTTCGCAAGAGTGGTATTTGTTCCTATCAAGGAACAACTGATGGATATCTTTTCCACGGAACTGAAATAGATTCCGGGGACGAGTATGGGGATGACCCACCTAACGACGGGTCGCAGGTTCATCGTTACTGGGTTCGTTTTGATTTGATGGTTCATTACTCGGAGGCTAGTTAGTTATGCCAGCACCAACTGTACCTTTTACCGGCAACGGCGCTACGATCAGTGGCTTGGGAGTTACGGCTTTTGTTACCTCAATCGAGGAAATCAAAATCTCGGTTGCAACTCTCGACGTTTCGACCCTCACGACGACCGGGTACAAGAATCTTGTCCCGAGCGATCTGCGTGAAGCCCCAGAAGTCAAAGTGAACTTCTTGTTCCTTGGAACTGGTACGGCAGCCCTCGTTGGAGACAAGATGGTTCCAACTGACCCAGGCGATTATGCCGGGACGGTTGTTACCATCACCTACCCCGGTGGTGCCGGAACCTTCGCAGGCAAGGCTTTCATCAAGGAGGCGAATCTGCCCAAGTGTGCGAACGGGGAAATCATGGCCGGTTCTTACGTCCTTCAATTCGACGGCAAGGACATCAGTGTCACTAACGCAGCTTAATTTTGAAGAGGCTTAATCGTGATTGTTGAATTGATTGACGACTTTGGGATTGACTACGCCGGGGAAACTGTTCTCCGTGAGAACAAGGTCGTCGTGGTTGATGGACACAGGGTGGCCTATCTGCCTCCGCATGCTGGCGCTGCACTCCAAGGCTTCGTCGGGTATCCCGACGAAGTTTGGGAGGCGGTGCGTCAGGAGTGCGAAAAACTTGCAGGGCATGCAGTTGCATTGCCATACCCATACCACCCGAAAGCGTTTGAAGACTTCCTCGCCGCCAATGGCGACGGGGAGTCTATGGTCGAGATCGAAGAAGAACTGGATGAAGGAGAAGAGTCCTAGTGTCTACCCGAGAAGCGATTCTTGCAAAAGCAAAACGGCGTTTCAAGGAATTTTCATTCGATGGTGAAACCTATCGGATGCAATCCTTGACGGAGCGAGAGCGTTCGCAATACGAACTGCAATTGCAAGACAAAAAAGGTGGAGTAACCAACAGCAGTGTCGAGAAGATGCGAAGACTGCTCGTCGCAAAGACTCTCGTTGACAAAGATGGTCAACGACTCTTCAGCGACGAGGAGGAGTCACTTCTTGCCGATGTTGATGGTCGCATGATGGCGATCCTGTACGACCAGGCGTGGAAACACTGCGGGTACGACAAGGATGAGCTGGAGGACCACCTAAAAAACTCAGATCCAGCCGTCGCCTAAGGCTGGCGGCTAAGCTCTGCCTCTCGTTCGGAGTGCAGGACGTAGAGGGTTGGCTTGAAGAAGTCGACCCCAGCGTCCTTGCATTCTGGGAGGCATTCGACCGCATCGAACCCATCGGGGATGCGTGGCAGCAAACTGCTTTGCTTGCCTATTGCATTGAGCAGTTAACCAACGTGCAGATTGTCAAGGCTGGTGGCAAGGCGAGAGCTTTCTCAGCCGAAGACTTCATGCCATCTCGATACGACCGCCCTGCGACTAAACGCAAGGTTGTTGTCGAAAATGCAAATCAACTCAAAACCAAACTAACCTCGATCTTCAATATCGCGGGGGCGAAGCATGGCAGGTAAGACAGTAACACCAGTCAGCATTGCGTTTGGTTGGGACGGCAGCAAGCTCAACTCTGGTCTGAAGGAGTCCAGAGAAGCAATCAGCACACTTCGCCAGAATCTCAAGGCAAGTGTCAGCGATATCGATCGCTACGACAACGAGATCGCAATTCTTACAAAGCACGCCAACGAGTTAAGCCTCAGCGAAAAGCGGCTGGCTGAGGCGAAAGACTACATCGCCAAAAAGTACAAAATCGAGACCGACGAGGCCAGGCGTCTTCGAGAGCAAGTGGAAGCTCTCGATGCTGCAACTAGAGCGCACACTGCATCGCTCGACAAATACGCAAAGCGGCGGGACGCCTCACGCGCGATGGTCGACCGCGAAATCTCAAGCGTTGAGAAGCTTGCGGCGAGCATTCAGCGTGTCAATGCACTAGAGCGGATGGGGAAGTCTCAAGGTGGACTAAGCGACAGCGAAGCTAAGTCCGTGATCGGCGGATCGATCATGCGCGCGACTGGGTATGTTTCGCCACAGCAAAAGGCCCAGGATTTCAGTCGAATGCAGGCGATCATGAACGACGCCTTGTCTCGCGGCGCTGTGGGTGCGAATGACGCTGCCGAGGCGATGGAGGTGTACGCAAAGTCCATCGGCCACGTTACCGAGAAAATGCGGCAAGAAGAGGCTGCGGCAAAAGCAAAAGCTTTAGCAGATCAGCAAAACGCAATCGCAGCGGAGCAGCAACTGAAACTTCAGCAGCAGCAGGCTGATGCGTTAGCGCAAGCTGCAAAGACAAGGCAGGATCTATTAGACACATCTAAACGGCTCTCGTCGCAGGAAACAGAAGACGCTGCAGCGCTGCTTGCCAAACTAAAAGAAATCAATGCTGTAAGGCAACAGTCTCAACTCCTTCAGACAAATAGTTTTTCAGCGCAAGACAAAGCACGGGCTTCAGCTAAGGCAATGTTCAGTGCAGTTGGTTATGTAAGCGAAGCCGAGAAGCTCGATCGGTTTAACCAGATGCAGCAAATCTTCAATCAAGGGGTTGCAGATGGAGCTGGAAGCGCCTCCGCCGCTGCAAGAGCAATGGAGCACTATGCGAAGTCCATTGGGTATGCGACCCAGCAAATGAAAGATCGTGATAAATTTTCGCTGCGAAGGAAAGCTTCTGGCGAGATGTTTGACGCATCAAGGACAGGCGCTCAAAGGCTCGACAGATCCATAGACAGAGTCGACGCGCTTGAACGAATTGGTGGAGGCAGTGGCGGACTATCTGGTGGCCAAGCCACAGCGGTCAGACAAAACCTTCTCAATAAAGAGCTTGGGTATCGCTCAGCAGCCAACGCTGCCGCAGAGTACGCCAGGATGGAGCGTATAGTTGGTGATATGGTAATGCGTGGTCAGTACAGCATCACCGATGCAACTCGTGCTATGCGACAGTATGCAACAGCCATCGGACATGTTACGGCTGAACAACGACTCAGGAACAGAGAGGAGAGGCATCGAACCAGTGCAAAGGAGATAATTGACGAGACCAGAACTGCCGTTGATAAATACCGGCGATCTATCGCTGAGCTTAACGCGATGCTTCGCCGTGGAAATATTGATCAAAGGACGCACGCTAGAGGGGTTCGAGATGCGCGAAATCGATACGCCTCCGAGAGCCAACAAAATCCAAATTTTTGGCAGCGAGTGCAAAGGTCAATGGTCCCGGACAAGCACTTGCAGGCTATCGGAACATTCGGACTTCCAATGGCTGTCGGTGCCGGGATCAAAAAGGCCTTTGATCTGACCGCAAACTTACAGGTTGCCGAGAAGTCATTTGAGGTAATGACAAACTCAAGTGGGGCAGCAAAACGGCTTATCGGCGACATGCGGGCTCTGGATAGAGCCTCGCTCCTAAACTTTCAATCCATCACCAAAGCTGGTCAGACCATGATGGGGTTTGGGGTGGAGACCTCTGATGTCATGCCAATCATGACCTCGCTCAGCGACATCAGCATGGGCAACTCCGAGCGGATGGAAAAGCTGAGCCTTGCTATGGGCCAAGTGCGGGCGTCGGGGAAACTTGCAGGCACCGAATTGCTTCAGCTTATAAATGCTGGCTTCAATCCGCTGCAAGAGATTGCGAGGACTACCGGGAAGAGTATGCCCGAGCTTTTGCAAGCAATGCACGACAAAAAGATCTCTTGGGAGCAGGTCAAAGACGCTGTGCAGTCAGCAACCGCCGAAGGCGGGCGGTTCTTCAACATGACCAAGGAGCTTGAGAAAACCGCTGCTGGCTCAATGGCAAAATTTGTTTCCGACCTGCAAATCATCGGCATGGATATTGGTGAACGAATTGTCCCAGGCCTAACCAAGATGATGGAGATATTCAACGGCATTCCCGGAAGTCCTGGCGGGAGCTTTTTCTCTTGGCTGGCCGGACAAACATTTGACG